GCTTTGCTAATTGGAATGATGTGATCAACTGTCGCAGCTGGTGCTGAGCAATAGAAGCATGACCACTGATCTCTTGCCAATACCTTTAAGCGAAAGGCTTTGTAATCTCTAGTAAGTCTAGGGTCTCCACGCTTAGCCATTACAGATCACCATAACATGTATCGCATATCAACCAGTCAAGCATACGGATCAGCTCATCTACTATGACCTGCTCACCGCATCTGGTGCAGTTGCCATATTCCATTACTGCCAGCCTCTAGTCTTTAGATGATGTAGCGCCTTGCAATAGTCCGGTATCTCATAGTCAAGACCATAGCGCTTAGATACATAATACCAATAGATGTAGAACTGATAGTCATAAGGCTTACCCTTCATAGACTCACTACGCATCTGATAGTAACCATGATGTGAACCATTAACTGCATCTATCTTCCAACGAGACTCTCTATATACGATCTCGTTATGGCATCTATATTGCTTATCTGTTAACTGCTTATTGGCTAATAATTTTAATGGCACTATTGAAGCCTGACTACTAGGCATACTTGCAATAGATAGAAGTATCCCAATAGCGACGGCTAACTCTCGCGCTACGCCTTTCAGGCGCGAGTTGAAGCCCTTAAGGCTTCTAGCCGATAGAGTACCATTGGTGTCAAACTCATTAACATAAGTCCTGCTCAGAGCGGCGTGTCGTAAGTTACTTGTCGGTAGAATAGAAACCACTCCCCTTAAATTGTATGCCGAATGACGAATATATCTTGCGCATAGGTTCATGGCAGAACCCGCACTCAACATCATGCGGCTCGTTCATCTTCAGCTCTTTATCGTATCTAAGGTTGGACTCGCAAAGATCGTTAGTGCATTCAAATTCATATATTGGCATTAGCGCACTTTCCCCAGTTTAGATATTGCCTTAATGTTATCGTCACCTAAAGCCCAAAGCGATGAGATCATCATTAGACTTAGGCTCTTACCTTCCGGCGATACGAACTTAAAGTTAGAAGGTAATACAACGCATTTAGCCTCAGACTCGACTAACTTGTTAAACCAGCGACTCTTAGCCATAGGGAGCAATGCCACTCCGTTGCTATGATCTAGCCACTTATCGATCCATGGGGAAGGCTTAGAATATGGTGGGTTCATCCACACCCTGCCCGACAAAGGCTGCGCTAGACCGTCATCTTCGACTGAATAGAACCTTGTTGCACCTGTCCACGGTGAACCGCCTATGGGTGCTGCTACATCTAGGTCAAAGCGAAGATCCATGGTATCGAATAACGCTTTAGGTGTGTACCACTCGTCGCTCATTGATCCTCACATGACTTGCAATATCCAGCAACAGTCCATTCACCGCAGCCGTTACATCTGATGATGTCTGCATCTTGCACGACATCTTTGCGATCTTTATATCCTGCAGCTAGGAGTAACTCCACCAGATCGCCAAGGCGCAGCATTGCTACATATTCCTCAGCTCTTTCGCCTTGACCATTGAGCCTAAAGCAAGCGAACCCCAATAAGCCGCTCTTGGCTGTTCTAGTTTCGATCTGGCGGAGTGTTCCCTTTACATCGAGGCCTGTTCGCGCTTTCGTTTCGCAGTCGAACGGAACATTGAGAATGTCTCGCCCAGAACCTCGACCTACTGAAGCACCTTCCCACCAATGCCTCAGATACTCTGCGACCACACGCTCGGTGCGGAAGCCTCTGTGCTTTCTACTTTGAGACATTAACCGCGTGGCATTTCTTGCATGACCAGGTAAGGACAGTTCCTTGAACCCAGAACGCTAGTTCCTCGCGTGGTACTGGCTCGTTGCATAGATGACAAATAATCCTAACCTGCAAGCTGTTAAGCAATTCTTGGTGCTTAGCCTTCTCTGCTAGTTCGCTATCGGTTGGGAAGTTCTCCCATTCACCGTCTTGGTTCATGAACTGTAGGCCGCTCATGACTTTCTTTCCTGTAAATCTTGAACTTGTCTTAACAGCAATAAATAGCGGCGCTCTAAATCCTCTATTAAAAGTCTTGTTGTTTCATGACGAGTTTTTAGTAATCTTATTTCGTTGAATAGTCTCATGCTTTAGCCTCCTGAGGCTTCCAAGTGCCGTCTGCTGCGATGTTGTACCAGATCACATCTCGACACACATAACAGTCAAACTTGCCCCATGGCTTATTGTTCTTTTGGCTTACGCCTGTTTTCCATGTCATTGGCTTATGGTCATGGCAGTTACGACATAGTGGAATGTCTTTGTCAATCTTGACTCCGCCTAATACTTCTTTGACCAGATCCACAGCAGCTTCAGCCGTTGGTGTTGGTGCTACTGACTTTGTAGTCCAGGGATCATCTTCCTTTTCAACTGTAATCTTCTCTGCTAATTTCTCTGCAAACGGTTTAGGCTCCGCCGCCTTAACTTTAGCCATCTCTTCGCGGCTAGGTCGTTTTCCTTTGCTCGCATAGCCAGCATTGGCGAGAGCGCGCCCGATCGCAGAAGTCTCGCAGTTCTCAAGAGCGCTCGTACTATTGACTCCTCTAGTCGATACGGTTTCCTCTGCAAAGCCCGTTGCCCAAGGCTGTGCATCAACTTCAGTTCGATAGATAGCAGCCTGAATAATAAAGCGTTGCAAAGTGTGTTCGATAATCTGAGTAGATATTCTGCCATCAGGATAATCCTTCCAGAACTTAGATAAACGATCCTCGACTGTCTCGTAATCCTCGAGATTAAACATAGAGTTCATTCTCCTCTGTATGGAGTTGACCAGCAATAGCCACATAGGCCGCTAAGTCGATATAAGTGTCAGTCTTTGCGCTTTCCATGCTTCGCGCTATTTTAACGAGCGCCATGCACATTGCGACCTGATAGTCAGTAACCGGCATTTCCAGATAACTCGACCAGAGGGCAGCTGTTCTTGCCATATTGTCACTTGGGTGACCGTAGTCCATGCCTCGGTCTTGGATAGTTGCTCTTGCTTCAACAAGGTAGTCTTTTGCATTCATCGTCCCACCTGCTCTAACTGACGAGCGATCTTACGAGCTGCGATACGACCCTTGATCTTGCCATGCTCAAAGCCTTTGCCATAACCAAAGCCAAAGCCAATAATCATGCCTACTGCTATAGATAAAGTAATTGCTATATCTGCGTTCATTATGCAACCACCAATTCTGAATACTTGGCCTTAGCTGTGGCTAGATCTGCTGCGCCAGCAACTGCTGAAAAATACTTTCCGTCTTTGCGTGAGATGACCCACTCTGACTTTCCACCGCGATATGTGAAATACTGGATGCGGTATTGCTCGTTAAGGCTAATCCACATTCCTCGGTTAATTTGCATTAGTGCCATTTTATTTGCCCTTTCGTTTTAGTGAGTATTTCTCACTTCCACAAAGAGAACAATACGCCTGTCTGGCGCTTAATCAAGCAGATTTGCCCTTATTTTGATAACGGTATGGTAACAATTCTCCGTCATCCATAGCGTCGTCTATCGTGCGTCGGATGTCGTTATCTAGATCGTCCATAACGCCGCCCGGCAACCACGAATGTGCCGTCCTTTTCTAAGTTAATTAGAGTTACTTGGCTATCTTCAACGATAATAAAGGCTTGCTGCCAGTTCATAGTTCCCTTGGTATAGCCTGCCTTGCGGATATCCATTAGATGCCCGCCTTCTACGCCTCGCAGGATACGCCCTATTTTGCCCCCAGAAGCCTCTGTAAAGGCCGATACGCCTGCTCTGTGAGTGTGACCACAGACTACGCTTAAACCGTGCCTACGAGCCGCTCCAAGGGCTGTGAGACCCGCATTAGGGTTGATGCCTTGCTCGTCTCCATGAACTGCCACCCAGCCCTTAGCAAAGGCATAAGGCTTCTTATGATAAGTAATGCCTAACTCGTCTAAGCGCATGAAGCGTTCAAACTTTAACTCTGGCAATGCTAGGAATGCAGGGATCTTCTTCATGATCACATTGTAAAGACGATCTGTGTGATTAGAACGGATCATGTGAGCCTCTTTAGAATGCTCAACCAAAGACCAAAGAACTTCTACTGCTAGGTCTCGATCCTCAGCTAGTGTCTGCTCGTACCAGCCCGGCGTTCCGTCTGACCACCTGCTGATCTGTGGCAGGTCAATTTCATCTCCGAGAGTAACCACGCTATCTGGGCGGTATGCCTTAATAAAAGATGCAACATTGCGGACAGCAACTTCATCGTGATAGGGAACCTGTAGATCTGGAACGATTACAGTTCTTTTCATTGTTAATCCTCATCGTCATCGTCATAAGGGATCGAGTCGGGAAGTTGTGGCAGCCAGTTAGGAGTGGGCAAGATAGTTGCCGGGTAAGTCAAAGGCTCAAGCAGAATAGCCAAAGCCATCTCTGTTGAGAACCCTGCTCGTCTAAGTGATTTATAGTATTCATTAAGCCCGATGCAGTACTGATCGAGCATAGAGTAAGCCTCTAAGTCGATAGCCTTCTTGCGTGCCATGCGTTTATTATCGCTCTAGAAGTATGTTATAGATCTCATCGACACGCTGATTAAGTCTTTTGATCTCCGACAGCAAGTGAGTGATCACATAACCAGCCAAGCCACCCACTACTGCAAGCGTGGCAATATAAAGATTTAAGTAATCTTGAGTTGTCACTTTTTGTCTCGGTCGATCTCATCTACAGCTGCTTCTACTGCGTCAACTATTACATCTTTGATCGCCTTCTTAGCGCGGTAAGACTTAATCGCTGCACGAATGGCTGGGATCGCCATTAAGCCTAGTCCTGCGATTATTGCTGCTTCCATTTACTTGCCTCCTAATAACGGGATATTAAAGAACGAACCATCGTCATCACCTGCTTTAGTGAAAGAAACATGCATATGATGATCATGCGGATTAGATCCCTTGTAAGGTCTCCAACGCCAGCCCATGCGAGACGAAGCAATACGCCCGGCGAATATGATGTACGAGATGCGCTTCTCGCCTGCCTTGGCTGCGAGTCGAAGTTGATCAGCAATATCGGGCATGAGGTCAGGCTTTGCCTTACCAGATACATCTCGATCTGTGTCTGTCGCTCTAACAACCCCAGTCTCTCGATCAGGATTATGGTCGCTAGGGCGCGCTGAATGACGAAGGTCACCGATCCAGCCATCGGAAGTACGATCGCGGTCTGGGAATGAGTCATCGAACTGTTCTCGTAACTGCACTCCGGCTTTGCATAATTTAGGCTTCATCTTTTAATTTCTTGAATTCTAATTCACAACCTTGGCAATTCCACTTAAACTGATCATTTAAAAATAATTCTTTGTGGCTACATTCAGGGCGTGGTGATATAAAAGCATCTGCATCTAGATCATAGGTATATCCAATTCCTGCAAAGTTATATCTAATAGTGCCATTGTAAGAAGTTTTTATCCAAGTGCCACCAAGGTTGTCTAATAACCATTGGTAACCTTCATCACCATTTGGGTCATTGTTATCACCAACTGTAACTCGGACAACCTTATTGTTTTGATCTATTTCAGCCCAATGACTCATCACACATCCGCCTTCAAGTAACGAACGATTACAATTCCTGAACCACCATTTGCGCCAGAGACTGTGTTGGCATTTGAACCGCCGCCGCCGCCTGTATTGGCAGTACCTGCAACACCAGTTGATGAACCGCTTCCGCCGGTTGCGCCACCAAGAATTGCTCCTGCACCGCCGCCGCCGTTTCCACCTGAACCGCCTGTGGTTGCTGTTGCTCCAGTTTTTTGTGACGCACCGCCGCCGCCGCCTGCATAATAATAAGTTCCGCCGACATTTTGACCAGTTGAAGTTGCGCTGCCCCAAGATGAATAAGCAGTTGCACCGCCGCCGCCATTGCCAGCGGTTGCACTTGTTGCAGTTGCGCCAGCGCTTAAATATCCACCACCGCCGCCTGCATTATAGTTTCCAGATGAGTTGTAAACGCCACCACCACCGTTTGAACCTTGAGAACCTGTTCCACCTGTTGTATTGCTGCCAGCGTTTGCTCCACCACCCCCACCTGAACCACCATTTTGACCATTTCCATTGTGATTACCAGCACCGCCGCCAGTTGCAGTTATTGTTGAACCGCTAATTGCTAAAGTTGAGTCAACTCCATTTGTAATTCCTGTTCCACCTGCACCAATAACGACAGAATAATTGTTAACAGTTAAAGTTGTGTTTGCACTTAATAGACCGCCAGCACCGCCGCCGCCGCCAGGGTAAGAAGGAAATGGATTACCCAAACCACCACCAGCACCGCCGCCTGCAATTACTAAATAAGTACAATTTAACGGTGCGCCAGTTACTCCTAAAGTTCCGTTGCCAGTAAAAGTTCGATAGTAATAAGTAGCATCAGAAGTTAAAGTTCCACCAGTTACGGTTGATTTAAGTCCTAGTGGCGAAAGAACTCCTACTATTGCATTGGCTATCATTAAGCAATAGCCCCCACGACATACCAAGTATCAGTTGCAGTCTTAATTAGGGCTGCTGACTTGTACTGAGCAAGGGTTGGAGCCGCTGCTACCGCACCTGCTGAAAGGACTGTAGTAGTACCGCTTGTAACGGCTGAGATAGTGCAGAGACCAGCGCCAATATTAAGAACGGTGATGACCGTACCGACTGGGTGTGCCACGCTTGCATTTGTTGGGATCTTGATCGCGTTAGCCGAAGCGTTGCTTTGGGTAATTAAAGTCTGATATGAGTCGTTTAGGACTGTTGTGTAAGAAGTACCGGTCTGGGCGTTGAGCGTGAACGCTACTAACCCATTGTACATTGCTGCGCTTAGGACATCGCCTGTAGCTGCTGGAAAGCCTGTTGCCATTTATATCTCCTAATACGCCATGATGTTAGTGCCGATTATACCTGATATTGCCGATCCGATGATGAACCCTTCAACGATCGGTTCGAGAGTTGTCACAGTTACGCTCATGGCATTTGGCGTGATGTTCCATGAGAGTCCTTGCGCTTGCAAAGTCTTTACTATAGTTGAGCCGTCTGGCTGAACATTGGTGATCTTTAGATTCGAGAAGTAGTCCAGATTAAGCATGGTGGCAGTAGGTACATCTGGATCGAGTAGATCCACCGTCATGGCATCTATGCGAATCGTAGTCTCTTTACGAGTTGCTACATATATCTTGGCCACATTAAGGGCGTCTGCATCAGTCTGGAGAATCAAGTTATTCTCGTTGATTTGGTGAGGGAAGTACTTGGCAATACTGGCTGAGTCCTCTGATACCTGCTGAGTTCCGCCGTAACGAGTCATGCCGGCTGAGTTGATAATCAACTTATCATCGAAGGCAAAGGTTAGGTTTGTGTAAGGGATACCAGTTGTCTGGTTGAACTCGATCGGTGTTTCACCGTATTTCTTGATGACATTGGTGCGGTTTAGGAATATGGCAGTTCCTTCAGAGTTGATATAGAACGCGCCTTGTTCAGAGAACTCGGCGTTCTTGAGGGCATCTAGGGCTGTGCGAGATGTCGCTGGATCAGCGATGCAGGTGGTGTTACCTGTGTCAATAGTCCGCATGGAACTAGGCCACTGGACTTGATCTAAGATTTTGTTTATTCGTGTGCCGGTATCTTGCCCAGCCGTAGCAGATGCCACCGTTGTGATCCCAGCCTGTTGCATCAAGCGGAAGGCATCGGAACAGATTATGTCCACATAGCCAGTCTCTTGATTTTGAGGATAGGTGTACTTGTAGTCCGTTGTATAGCCGCTGAATAGGAAGTAACCAACGCCGCCTACCGTTGCAGAGACACGCAGTTTGCGGAGCGGTGTTAGGAAGCCATAGTAAGGCGAGTTCACATTCTGTGGGTTGAAATAGGAGTCTGGGTCTAGGACTCGAATTGTTGCAGACCCAGCCTCGTAAGTATCGCGCATGATGTTGCGCCCACGCTTGATAGTAATCTGGCGCACATTAGGCGTTAGATCAACCGTAGGCTCTGGAGTAGTGCTGGAGGCAAGTGTGCCTGTGCCTAACTTTCCGTACTTATCATCACCGATAGTGAATGGGTAGCCGAAAGTAGCGCCGCTTGTGAAATCAAACGAGACCGCTATCTGAGCTGGAAGTGTCATGAGCCGAATGATCCGCCTTGACGATAGATAGCAGCGAACTTGGCAGATAGTGAAGCATCGAGCAAGGTATCGCGTAGAACATCTTGCAGACCTTCTTGGGCAATAATTGAGCCAGCATTGACATTGACTGTGAACTCAACTCCTGCCGCGCTTGTTTGTGTTGATCCGTTAGGCAAGGAGTATTGAGTTCCGGTTACGCCATAGCCTGAAGCCATAGAAGTCACAGGTGCAGGGCTAACGGTTGTGATGCGGCGTACCTGCGCCTCGATCATGTCGAGATAAGACTTCCACGCTGTAAATGGGTTCTTAGCATCTGGAAGGCTTGCTAGGTAGGCTGCTAGTTGCTGTGATAGTCCCTGAGACTTGGCAAGTTCTCCAGCGAGTTTAGATGCCTCTGAAGTATTGCCGGTGAGGATCGCTAACTGAAGTTCTAGGCGCTTGCGCTCCTCGGCTGAGATGTCACCCTTAAGTGCAGCAATAATCTGAGTCTGTTGAATATCAAACAGAGTGCCAGCCTTCTGCAAGGCTGTCTGTTCTTTAATCGCTTTGGTTTGCTCTTTGGTTGTCTTAAGCAAAGCATCGCGGTTCTTTTTGGCTGCTTTATCGGCTGCCGCCTTTTGAAGTTCTGCTCTAATTGCTGGAGTGATGCCAGAAGTATCTTTGCCTCGGTTCATCTCGGCTTCGCCTATTGCGCGGAAGGCAGTAAAGTCTCCACGAAGCAAAGCCGCTATTTGGCCTGCACCAACTCCCATGCGGCGTACGAAGGTAGCAAGTGCAGTTGAAGTCTTTTCAATCAAGTTAAGGGTGTTAGTAAGTCCACCTTCTCCACCGCCGCCAAGCGCTGCGAGTGCATCGAGTAAGCCACCACCAATAATCTCTTTAGCGTTATTGCCTGCTACTGATAGGCGCTGCAACGCTCCTGCATAAGTATCAACTGCAACAGTTGCTTGACCGCCGAATAAATCGTTGATGCGTGTCTGCACTTCCTCAAAGGACATAGCCTTGAGTTCAGCCTGAGTTAAACCAATGCCATATTTAGCAAGGGCGCGTGTCTGACCCACGAAGCCCTTTGAAAGATCGCCTGCCACTGAGACCACATCAGCCCCGCTGGCCGCTGAAAGATCAAGCGCTGTGCGAAGCAAAGACTGGGCTTTAGTAACTGATCCAGTTGTAGTTAATAAGCGCTGGAATGCCGGGCGAAGTTGATCATCGAGGACACCAAACTGCTTCTCAAGATCAGCAATAAAGTTACGAACTGAAGGATCTGCAAAGGCTAAGCCTAGATTATCTAAAGACTGAGTTAATACTCTGGCTGCTTTATCATCTTGAGCAAAGGCTTTGGCGGCATTGAAACCAGCGCGCCCCAAACGCTGAACCGTGAATAGACCAACATAAGACTTAGCAAGTGTCTTAACCTGAGAGTTAAGTCCGATAGTTGATTTAACTGCATCGTTAAAGGCTTTGCGACCTACAAATTCCGCGGCAATATCGACTTTTACATTAGTTGCCATTAGTTATATCTGCCTGTCTTAGCGTTGAACTTAGCGGCTGCACCTTCGAGCGCCTTAATAACTGCGCCCTGAGTCTTGCCTTGATCCTCGTTCCAAGCGCGAAAGATACCTCGACCCTGCATCTTGCCTACGCCTTTAGGTTCTCCACCTAAGCGTGGTGAGAAGTTTCCGCCTGGGTTCTTGCGCCCTGCTGTTTCATAAATAGCGCCAGCGGCAGACTTATTGAGTAAAGATACGAGAGAACGCCAGCCACGATTATTAGGGCGGCTTGGAGATGTCTTGTAAGTAATACCACGCTTGGCGATAGAAGGATTATATGTAGGGAACTTGCCTTTACCGTCTGCGCGTTCTGCCCAGCCGCTAAGCGGTGACTCTACTGGCATAAAGCCGCGAGCCTTTGCAGCAATAGGCTTTAGCAAGTTGCCTAGTTCTTTAGTTGTCGCTTTGGCTAGATCAGGCTCATATTGTTTTAAGGCTTTGCGGAGTTTATCTGCGCCTTTTACTTCTGTTGGCATCAGCTTGCTCCTTTGCTCTGTCTTTCAGGGCTTGAAGTAAAGTCCTGAACATCGTGTGATCTAGTTCAATTAAAGTCTGTGGCGAGAGTCCAGTCTCAAGCGATAGTCTCGCTACGAGATAGGTGAAGGACTCCCGCGTTACTCCAAAGGGTCATCGTCTAAGACCTCAACTCGCGTCAATGTCTCAAGAAAAGACTCTCCGAAGGGTTTTACGGTTTCACCCGACCGACGAATTGCTTCCCAGCAAAGCCAATAAACATCGCTCTGCTTTTCATCATCTCTAAAGGCTTTATGGAAGCCCTTCTTTGCATACTGCTCGAAGGCGTACTCGATCGCTGGAGTGATCTGGTACTCGTTAACGCTTCCGTCTGCCCTTGTAACCTTTAGTTTTGCCATGCTTTTGCCCCTTAGTTAGTTATTACGCTGTTGTAATTGCGACTGTGCCGTTGACTGTCCAAGTTACTGACTGAGTGCCAAGATCGCCAACTGCGCCGTTAATATCGGTTGTGTTATTGACTAGGCAAGTCATTGTGTAAAGTGGGTTAGTCGCTGATGTAGCCGCTGAAGTCTGCTTTAGTGTGACGGTAACTGAAGTTCCCCATGCAGCCTGCAAAGTTGCTAAAACATTTGCTGAGGCTGTGTCGTTTAGGAAGTCGATAGTTAGTGATGATGCTTCCAAGCCCTTTACGAACTTGTGGCCTGAGTCACCCATTGCTGTTACTTCTAGTTCATCGAAGGTGCGGTTAAGTGTTACTGATGTGACATGGTTTGAGAGGTCAACCGAGTTAACAGTAACCACTACTCCATTATTTAGAAATACTGCCATTTGGTTTATTCCTCATCTTTCTTAGTTGCTGGTTTTGGTGCTGGTGCTGCTGGAGTTTGACCAATTTTGATCAGGAACTCCGCTTGCTCTTTTTCCCATTCATTCATGGTTTAACTCCAACTCGTTAGGACTGAGACTTGCATCGAACATGTTAAAAGATCGCCTGATGCAGCATTAAGAACGCTAGGTGCGCTCACATCTCCTACATTATAGACGATAGAGGAAGCAGATAACTTGTTAAACATAGCCACCAGCATTTCCTCAATTCCGTTTAGGTTGCCTTCATTATCGAGCAAAGGTACGAACACATTAAGATTAAAATTAGCAGTTGGGGCGATCGTGTTGTAACTGTTGTTATTTGGTGTCACATAAGGATCCGCCGGGCTTACCACGATGCTATTAGCGATAGGCGTAGCTGGTGGAAATGAAAATACTGACCAAAGAGTGTTATCTACAAGTGCTGCGGCAATAGTGCCACGAAGGGTTGAGATCGCCGCCATGGTTAGCCAACCATCGAGCCGGGCGCTAAGTAAGGTGCAATTAACCCACGAACTCTGGCCACTAGGGTGTTAGACATGGTGAACGGACTTGGACTATATCCATCGACGGTCATGCCTTGGCCGCTTGGCGCTTGGCGCGCTTGCCAGATAGCAATAGCGATCATGAGGCTTGCTTCTTGGATCGCTGGGATCGTTGCATAGTCCACATAGGTGTCTGCGGCTGCTGAGCCATAAGGGTTAATTGGGTGGAACGGAGTTACCGCATTGTTGTTCCCAGTTATTGCGTAAGTAACTTCTTTACCGCTAACTGAGGTTAAAGTCTTATTGCCATTATGCTTGCTTCCGCAACCAGTTATGACTAAGGACTGACCAACATAAAAGACATCATCTACAGGCATCTCAAAGTAAGAAGTGCCGGTGCTTGCAGTATTGCTATGCCCGATAACTGGAGTCGTATTAGCCCATAGAAAAGGGATCAACACATTATCAGCAGCATCGCAGACGGACTGTAGGGTCGCGTCAGCGTAGAGAGTGCCAACGCCAAGGGCGGTGCGTAACTCTGCAACTGTTGTGTAAGACATTTAATCCTCTTTCTAAAGACTGGAGGGGTAAAAGGGCATTACCCCTCCAGCGACTTAGTGTGTTACTTGATTAGGCTGCGTTATTGAACTTGAATGCGCCTGCTGCTGCCTTAGTGGCGATAGCACCGTATCCGT